ATGCTAATGGAGCATTAGTTCCATTTGCTAATGACAAAGCATCTTGTGATGCAGTAGGAGGTACATTCTCAGAAATAAACCAAGTTCGCAATGCTTTTAATAGAGAAGAAATAGAAGAAGTTCCTGTAGGGCAGGCTGGTTTTTTAGATAGAAACAATATAATAAGTGGTATTAAAAACCTAGCAAGTCCGGATGCTTGGATAAGTAACTCAGCAGAATTAGCTGAAACTCCTTATGTGGGTGGTTTAATTGATGTGCTTAATCCTGCTCCTGAGATTGCTACAATGATAAAAAACATGACTGACCCAGAGTTAAGGGCTGCTACTGTTAAGTTTATACAGGAAAATCCTGTAAAAGCTACAACTGCCGGTGCTGTGTCTTTGTTTGCTAAAAGGTTTATGAAGTTAAAAACTGCTGCTAAATTAGGCTATGCTGGCAATGTTGCATCAGAAATGTTTGAAGCAGATTCTGTTCAAGAAGAACTTGACAGAGGTATTTTTAATGTAACAGGCGAAACAACTGAAGAAGAAAAAACTGAAACTAAAACTGAAGAAGAGCAGAGAATAGCAGATGAAAAAGCAGCAGATGATTTAGCTAAGGGTAGAGGAAGTAAAGAAGAGGAAGAAGCAAAGAAAAGTTTTTCTGATAGATTTAAAGCAGGCATGAAAGACCCAGCTACTATAAATAAGTTAGGTATGCTTATGGATTACTATGGTAGAAACTTACAAGACAGGGGAGAAAATCCTTTAGTAGCTTATGAAAAAGCTCAGGCAACTAAGGCTGCTGCTGGTAAACCAGACACTGCTGCATTTAATGCTGTTGACATGAGCAGAGAAGATTTAGAAAATATATTTACACCGAAGAAAGGATGGTTTAAATTTAGAAGCGAAGCTGATAGAGAAAAAGCAGCTTCTAATATGATAGGTAGATATAGAACTATACAAAACGCAGCTTTTACTAGACATGGTGTTATACTTACGCATGCAGAAATAATGAAATTGTTAGAAGACGAAAGAGACCAAGCAAAAGCAAAAGCAGCAGCAACTAAATAGAGGTAGTAAATGGCTACAAGAAAAGAAGAAGAAGAACATCCTTTTGCCGATTTTGATTTTGGCAGTGCTTCGTCTCCTGAGCTAAGTGAAGATTATTATAATAACTTTGATTTTAATTCAAGTGGTAGTGGCTCAGCTTTTGATTATTCAATAGATAGATTAATGAGAGCATCAGGCAGGGGCTTGTCTGAGTTGTTGCCTAGAATGGGTACTGAGTTGCCTTTAAACGTAAAAGATTACGCAGGTAAGATGCAACAGGCAGGCGAGCAGGGCATGGAAGAATATATCCCTGAGTATGAAGGAGGAATATTTGACCAGTCTTTGTCAGACATGCCGGGATTTATTGGTGAGAAGTTAGCAGAAAATGGTGCTGCTTCTGCAATAACTATGTTTGGTTTAACACTAGGTCAAAATCTTATGATGAAAGGACCGGGTGCTACTAAACTTATTGGTGCTGGTATAACAGGTGCTGCTGCCGGAATGAATTATTTAATGTTATTAGATGAAGCGGTAGAAACACATGCTGCTGCTGATAACAAAACAGTAGATGAATTAACAGATAAGGAAATAGGCAGGGCTAGTTGGACTGCTATACAAAATGCAGGATTAGATTTTGTACTTCCTAATGTATGGGCTAGGTCTTTAAACAAAGCAGGATTGCCTGCTAAAAAATCTTTTAAACAAATAGCTAAGAATTTAAAAGAAACAGATAAAGAAAAAATAGGTGCTATGCTGTACAAAGGGGCAAAACAAACTGCTCAGTCAGCAGGCATAGAAGGTGCTACAGAAACTGCACAACAAATAAACACAATGCGTACTTCTGCATTAGGTTTAGAGGGGTTAGACAAGAACGACTTAGCTACTGATTTTGTAGTAGGTGCTGCTGGTGGTGGTGTCTATGGTTCTCCTGTTGCACTTAGTAAAGCTACAGATGTAAACAGAAGTCGTAAAAAAGACAAATTAATTTTAGACTTTGAAGATGCTCGCAGAAAAGCAGCTGCTGGTGAACAGTATACTTTAAATGTAAACGAGTATAAGAAGCAGTATGATGAGTTACTAAAACAGTTTAATACAATGACTAAAGCAGGTGTAGCTACTGCTGGTGTAGGTCCTGTTGTTAGACAGCCGGATGCAATGGTAAATATTAGGCCACCAAAAAAAGACATTGATGCAAATGTAGAAGATGTAATTCCTGAGCTGTTTAATGCAGAGGCAGACCCTAAAGGGTTTCTTACTAATATTAAAGACGCAGCTGCTAATGTGTTACTAAGAAGAGCAACAGATGGTCTTCCTGATATACGAAACAAAGTGCAGACAGGTAAGGAGATGGCAGCTTTTATGTCAGTAGCTTCTCCAATTACAGATGTTTCTACTGGAAGCGGTGAATCTCAAGATGTATCTAAGTCTTTTGAAACATTAAGACATAAGTACATAGGTGATTATATAAACAAGTTTGAGAAAGTTAAAAATAAATGGACTCGACATGTTGCACTTATGGGAGAAATGGCTAGTAGTGTTAGACCTTCTGTCAATAAATACATAGCAGCTAAGTTGGAAGAAGGTAACGCTAGTCCTTTGTACAATTTACAAGAAGCTGAGGCTGAAGTAACTAGAGCTTTGGGTAAGAGAAAGAAAAAAGAATTAGATGCTAGTATAAAAGACATTGCTGATATACAAGAAAGTATTTATCAGGCTTTAACTAAAACACTGGGCAAAGATGGTTTAACTATTGGACACCAAGAAGGTTACTTGAGCAGAGGCATTGATTACAAAAAAGTAAAAAAGAATCCAGAAAGATTTAAAGAGAGTTTAGTAAAAGATGTTGGTCTTAGTACAGTCGAAGCAGATTTAGTATTACAAAATGTACTAAACGATGTTGACCCAAATGTATTTACTTCTGAGCAAATTAGGGCAGAAGCTACAGATGGTGGCATGGGAATATCTTCTTTTGAAAGAGCAAGAGATGGTAAGTGGGATAATCTTTCTCCTGAGTTTAGGAATGAAGATACATTAGATTCTATAGAAAGGTATTTGTTTAGTGCTGTTACAAGAATGGCATCAGCAGAGGCATTTGGCGGAGACAAAGCTAATAAATATAACGATGCTATTAACACCTTAATTAAATCAGGTGCAGTTGACTCAGCTCAAGTAGAAAAACTATGGGGCATTTATGATGCATACCATAATGTATACAAAAAACCAAAGACACCTGAGCAACGGGCTGCTATACAAGCTATGAAAGGTTTGTCTACAGTAACTTCTATTAGTTACTTAGGGCTAGCTACCATAAGTTCTTGGACTGAACCTATGTGGATTGGACAAAGAACTGGATGGTACAACATGCTTAAGGCTTCACCTACTGTGGCTGGATATGCATTGAAAGGGTTAGCTCGTTCTATTTATGGAGGGGCAGAAGGAAAAGATGCGAGGACTTCTTTTGGCCGAGACTTACTTAGAGTTATGGGCATGGCAATGCAACCACAAATGTCTGAAAGAATAGACAAACTAATGGCAGGGGATAGGAATGTTGCATTAAACTATTTCTTCCGTAGCCCGGGTGCTATGTTTTTAACACAATATACAAACGCTGTTAGAGTATGGACTGCTGCTGCTGGTTTAAATATGATACAAGACCAGTTAAACAACATAAATAATTTAAGTAAGACAAAGAAAAGATTGTTGTTACAAGAACTAAAAGAAAATGGATTGAGCATGTCAGACTTTGAAAAGGTAGGTGCTCTTGCTAATGGTAACATTAAAAATGCTATACTAGATGATTCATTCTTAGACAGTACATTTGTAAATTCAAAAGGCAACACTATTTCTGTAAGGGATGTAATGATTCCTTGGATGCGTAAGATAACAACAGATGTAGCACTTGAGCCTACTGCTGGTAATCGCCCACTCTGGATGTCAGACCCTAATCTCATGTTAATTGCTCAGCTTAAATCTTTCCCTATATTATTTGGTAATACAATAGCTAGGAGAGTTAACGCTAAGTTAAATCCTAAGTTTTGTTCTTCTGATTTTGTGGGCAAGATGGCTGCGATTTCATCCATAAGTGCTGCAATAGGAATGGCTGCATTAGCTATGGCAATCAAGGATGCTATTAAAGGGGTAGAGGAAGAAAGAGGTGTCTTAGAAACAGTAAGTGCTGTTGGTATTCCATTGATAGGAGAGCTTGGGGATGCTAAAGTTGCAGGTTACATTGCAGGTCCGGGTCCGGCATATGTTGATGGTTTCTTGAAAAAGATTATGGGTGACGAACCAATAGGGGATACTGCGGAAGAAATGTATAAAATATTTTTAAATGCTACTACTGGTAGAATTGGACAGGAATATTTCTTAGGAGATTAGTAATGAGAAAATGTATAGACTTAGATAACCAACCGGGATTTCAGAATATAAAATCTCCGCCATTACAACAGGCTATTGACAAAGGCTTGTCAGATATTAATTGGGGTTATGATAAAAAGAAAGGGTCTAAGAAGAAACAGCCTTCAAGAGCTTAGCTATATTAACTAAGTACATCTTAGAGGCTTTGTTATCTCCGCCCATAACAGTGTAAGGTTTCATTTCTTCCATTGTTTTTCGTAGTTTGTCTGTGTTAAATACTAAGCTACAACACAACTCTCCATCCTTAACTAAATTATGTACCCACAACTCAGCCTCTGTGCTAGTTAATCCTGATGGCTTACCATAGCTTTCAGTCTCAATGCAGATGTTACCTGTACTCGCCCACTTATCTCTCTCTGTTTTAACTTCACACTTCTTAGCACCTGAGAACATCTCATCTATGTGCTTCTCCCATTGCTGACCAAACTCTAGGTCTACATCAAACTTCTTTAATTCCTTTATGTCCTTGCTCTTGTTCAGTGCCAAGTTCCTCTCCTTTTATTTCGACAACAACATAGTTGTCCGTATCTAATCCACCAATTTCTGTAGTAACCTTAGTTACAATCTCGTAATGGTCATCCTCAATAACCTCACCTTCTACTAATGCATCCATAAGAAACTTATGCATAGTAAATGTGTAGTTATCTAAATCTCTTTTGTGTTTTGTTTTAAAGTATAGCTTATAATGGGGCTGTATGGTTTTGTATTTAGGTAGTGTGTGTACCCATTCCATGACAGTATCGTGATAGGCTCGTTTAACATTGTTCTTTTGTATAAAATGCATAGGAAAGAAATTGTTTAAACTAACTAAGTGTTCCTTTTTCTTTTCTCCTCTGCCTCTTGTAAACACAGGTAATGGAAGTATTCCTTTATTTTTCATACTTCCACCCTATGCATAATGTACTTTCTGGTGGCTTGCATTCTAAGTATTCTTGTTGTTCTATGTTTAGTTTATCTTCTAGCACACTGCACCCTATTAAGGTAACAATAAGAAGTGGGATAATCAGTAACTTCATTACTTTCTCCAATCAGATTTCCAAAGCCTTGGGCTAGGTTTATTTTTTTTCTTTTGTAATTCTTTGTAGAGTCTAGCAGTCTTGTCTAGTTGAACAAGACCACTAGGTTTCTTGATTGGCTTACTTGCCTCCACTCGTTATATCTTTATCGAGTAGTTTCCAAATAATACCGGCTGCGATTATTCCTGCTAGTCCTGCATTACCAAGAGTCCAAACTATATCAAGTATAGAACCAATTACATTTCCTGTAAGGAAGGCTACCTTTTGTCCAAAGATAATCTGTAATACAATTGATAAGCTAATCAACTTAATACCTACATCTATAGCACCATCAGCACCATTCTTTATTTTCTCTAACATAACTTACTCCTTTATTAGTCTAACATTTTTATAATGATTAGTTGAAGTGCTAAGATAAGCAATGCTGTTTCTATCATTCTACATCCCTCTCTTCTTCAACTAAGTCAACAAGTTCACAGACACTACCAGTACATGCTAATGATTTAGTACCTACTGTCATATCTGTCAACTCGTACTGGCTAATCAAATCCCAGTCTACTGACTTAGGCATCTTCTTAGCTAGTTTGGTGTACTCTGCTTTAGTACAATCTTCATAAGGTGCTTGTTGGTAGGAGTGGTCGGAGTGTGGTAAGAAACTAACACCACTGACTTCATCAAAGTGCTTGTATACCCACGCACCTACTTCCATCCACTCATGCTCTCTTACACTTACGGTTACACTAGGCTTATGCTCACAATAATATCTTTGATATGTAAGCCATAACTCTAGTTGTTCTATAGCAGTTCTTTCATTCCTCAGTATAGCACCATCAGGTGCTTTCATTGGGAAGGTAAATACTTTAACACTGTTGGGCTTCATTACATCAGCTTCACAAGGTATGCCTTGGTCTTCCATGAGCTGAGCGATAGGGTCTTTAGCATCTGCTCTTACTCTACGGAAATAGTAGTCGTTGTGCCTAGTGTGTATACCACTTGCACTGTCTACTAATTGGCTGACTGTACCACTAGGTTTAATTGCTGTTGTTGCAGTTGCTTGACTAATGCCTAGTAGTTCTGACCAATGCTCATTAGTTTTAACTGTTTCCTTCTTTAAGTCAGAAAGAAAGTCTGGTAAGTTCCGTTTACCATAGTAACCTCTATCAGTATTACTGCCATTCATGAAACTGTTGTCCATTATACCAGTTAATGACACTCCAAGCAAGGCTTCTTCTTCTGTATTTTTAACCCATTTCGGTCTAAGTCTCTTAATGTTAGTAAGACTTGCCTGAAATGTGCCCAGTATGGTGGCTAATCTTACCTTACGGAGCATATCTTTTTGTGTGTCTGTTGCTCGTATCACTACCTCTGTTAAGTTGCAAAATTGACCATCTCTTAGGATGATTTCGCTACATGGATTACAACCAAAGTCATGGTCGGTGTCACGCCTGCCGATAGAAGCTACCTGTTTAATTGCCGCTTCTCTGTTAAATATACCACGCTCACCAGACTTAGACTCATATAAAGAAGTCCATTCTTTCATAAAAATACCAATGTCTGGCTTCTCTGTATAGCATACACTGTTGTTACTGAGTGCCATTTCTGGTGTGTCTGACCACCACTGACCTGACTTAGCGTTACGCATACGCTCATCAGTTAAGTTCGATAGAGATATAAGTGCTGACCTACGCACACCACCTACAACTACCACTTCTGCTATCTTACACATCATTCTATGACACTCATAACTTGTTAGCTTGCGACCTACTGCATCTTTAAATAAGTTAGTAGCGAAGTTAAATAAGTCAAGCAGTGGCTCTGGTCCACTTGCTCTGCCACCAAAGGTAGCTAACCTAGAACCTTTAGGTCTAATCTTAGAGAAATCCCACTTAGGCATCTCACCATCATATAGGTAGTTAATTAGTTTACGGAATGCAGACTGCCATCCTTCCTTGCTATCTTGTACAACTACTATGTCCTCAACATCAATCATTTCTTCAGGTACTTCTGGAAGTTTGTTGACTGACTGTCTCTCTACACTAAAGCCTACACCAGTACCATGCATGAGTACATAGAGGCACTCATCAAATGCTTTAGGGTGGTCAACACTAAGGTAAGCACAGTTGTAACCAGCTATGTTGTTATCTTTAAGTGCTTTACCTGATGTCATTAAGGCTCTCATGCTTGGCATAACTTCTAGATTAAGCACTGCATCTTCAAGAATCTTACGAGTCTTAGGTACTAACTCTTGGTTAGTATTTTCTTTTAAATGTTCTTCCATGAAATCGAAGTATCTAGCAACTGTCTCTTGCCATGTCTCTCTCCTGTTTTTATCAGGTAGCCACCTAGCGTATCTGCTCAGTGCTATAAAATTTTGGTAGTCATTTGGTAGTGTGTTCATTCATCATCCTCTAGTGGTGCGATTTCAATGTCAACCATCTTATCGCCATTCTCATCATAATAATCTTTGTACTTTAATCTTCCGTTTCTATGTAGTAGTATTGCTGTTGTTATTCCTTTGTCGTATGCTCTCTTGTGTGTAAAGTAAATAGCAACTGCACCTAGTAACATAAAAGCTAGGCTTATCTCTATGTATTCCATTCGGTCTCCTCAAAGTCCTCTAAGAATCTATCTTTCTTCTCAATAAGTTTACCTTCAAATGCATCAAGTAACTCATCAGGCTCTATCTCTAACTCATCACAGATTAAACAGGTGTCATAAGTTGCAGAGATAAAAGCCTTCAACTCTGGTAGTAGCTTCAAAAACTTGCTCCTTTATTGTCAACAAAATAATTAGTTATCTTGCCTGAAGGAATAGGTCTGGCATCTAAGCTACCATAACAGTCCTCTTTGAATCCACAAAATGCACAGGTCATGCATAGCTTCTCCTCTCCTGACTTAGTCATAGTAGTAGCGTTAGCTATTCTCATAGGCGGTGTATCCGACTCCATTTTATTTTTCAGGTCGACAATAAAAGTATCTACATCTTGTTCAAGTTCCTGTTTGCACAGCTTGAGAGTTGATTTGTTTTTATTTAAAGCAAGGAAGTAACCATGCTTTCTTTTGTCTCCTTTACCATAGGCCGATAGTTGTTTGATGTAGCCAAAGCCATCATCCTTGATACCTTCCTCAGTAAATTTATTATCCCAAGACCATGCACTAGCAGTCTTAATGTCTACTAACTCACCATCAATAGTACAGTCTTGTGAGCCATTGACTCCCTCTACTGTGTGTTTCTTTTGTTGGTCTGTCACTGCGTGTCCTGATAGTTTAATCAGAGCCACAAGCATGGCTTCTAACACATGACCTTGTAGAAAGGTAAGGTACACACTCCCATCTATCTCCTCAGGTGTGTACCCCTTCACAGTATACCACTGCGCCCTTTCACAACGACCAATGCTAGACATTCTCAGGTCTTTCTTTTGTTCATAAGGCTCAAAGGCATTCTTAATTGCCTGTTCAACCTCTCTACCACATTGCATAGCGATAGTGTCTAGGTCTCCGGAATAATCCTTTGACTTCATCACCTCATACACATCAGGTATTATAGTATTTATACTCTTTTCCACTTTCTTACTCCTCTCTTGTTGTAATTTCTATTAGCCGATTTAAGTACCATTGTGCTTTCTTTAAATCTTCTAATCCATTCTTCATCTTGTATCGAGTTACATATTTTATCACATTGCCTTCCAGAAAACTCATGTTTTTTGAAGTGATATAATCAATGCACTCTATCCCTTGTGTGTAATGCTCAGGATTGATGTTGTCTTTCTCTCTGCTCTCATTCCATTGCACTTTAATTTCGTTATCCTTCATGTTTGCCTAATTCTTCTATGTCCTTTAATTTGCTTATAGGTAGATTATGACAGTCTGTTGAAACTTTCCAATTATTGTCAGGGTCTATACTCCCCTTCTTTAAAAACTTTGAGTCTGCTAAATACTTTTCTTTTTCTAGGTAGCCTAGTATCCATCCTTCTGACAAATCATTTTTTATTCGGGTAAAAACGTAAAAGTCACACTTTTGTTTAGTGTTCAGGTCAGCTACAGAACATTCATAATATTCTCTAGGTGCTGATGTTACCCTCTTGCTTTTTACATCTATTTTTTTGTTATTAAATACTAAATCATAATCATAAGTATTGTTCAAGGAAATTCCTAGTTCCTTTGCTACAATAATCTCACCTAGAAATCCAATTACATTTCCTTTTCCTTGTGTTATTGAATTATTTAAAATACCCATATCACTTGACATTGAATTAGCCAAGTTAACATTCTCTTTTGTAATTTTAATGTGTTTCATTCCAACTTCTCCCTATTTTATACTCTCCAGTTATTGGACAGTTTAGTTTGTAATAATCTGTTGTCTGCTCCATGGCCTTAACAACCAAAGAACCAATCTCATCTGCATCCTCTGGACTACACTCCAGTTGTATCTCATCATGTATAACACCCAGTTGCCTGTACTCTAGGTGTAGTGCAAGCGAGTGAAAAATAACCCATGCTCTCTTACTTATTATAGCACCCGCACTTTGTAGTAAAAAGTTAAGTGAGGCATGTTCGCTCCTAACTCTGACGTGTCTGCCATCTAATGCTTTGAGGTATCCCTTGTCTGATGCCTTGCCTACTCTTTCCCTGAGTACTTTAAGGGCAGGTGTATTATCAAGAAAGTTTTTCTTAAGTACCTTGCCTTCTTCTATACCGCCACCTGCTATACTACCTATCTTCTTATCACCTGCACCATAGAGGAATGCATAGATAAATGTCTTAGCCTTATCTCTTGTGTCTAGTCCGGCTGACTTCTGATTGGCAGTGTGTATGTCACCTGTTAGTATCTCTTGTGTATAGTTCTCATCTCTCATATAGTGGGCGAGGCATCTAAGTTCTAGTCCGCTGAGGTCAGCACCTACTAGCACCTTATCCTCAGGTACAGTAAACAATGCTCTCATCTCAGAGCCATACTCTTTGCCACTAGCAGTTACTTGTTGTAGGTTTGGATTGCTACTGCTCATCCTGTGAGTCACAGTTCCCATAGTATGTACTCTGCTATGTATTCTACCTGTTCTCTCATCTATAGCATCAAGCCATGAGTTAATCTGACCTTGCCTCTTTTGTAACATAAGGTATCTACCAATGAGTTGTGCCTCAGGTATCTCTACATCCTTGAGTGTGGACTCGTCAACCTTAGGTCTGCCAGTTTCAGTAAACACCTCAGGCTTCCAACCATAGTGCATAAGATGTCTACCCACCTGTTGCCTACTGCCTAAGTTTAGTTCAGGGTATGCCCAGTAACCATAGTCACCTTCTTCATTGGTATGGCACTCGAGTTCAACCTCTGCTTGATAGCCTTTGGTTCTAGTGAAGTCTTTCTTAAATCTCTGCTCCACTGGTTTCTTGCTTTTCCATACAGGTAGGGGCTTGAATGTTTTATGTACTTCTTCCTCTGTACTGCGTAGGTCATCGTTTACTTCTTGTAATATCTCTATCGCACCTCGCTCATCAAAGAGCCAACCTGTCCTCTCTTGCCAAGAGCAGTGTCTTTTAGTGGCATACTCTAATTGCTTGGCATCCTCACTTAATCTCTTTTGCTTCATGAGTTTGTAGACTTTAGTTGTTATCTCTACATCTCTTAAACAATACTCAACCATCTCATCACTTAGCTTTGACCAGTCCTCATGGTCTCCCTTAGGGTATCCTAGGTACTCACCCCAGTTAGCTAGTGAGTGACCACCCTCTCTGCGTGGACTGTCTAGCTGACTGAGTATCAGTGTGTCCTCTATTGTTGTGTTACCGAAGTCAGTACCCCATAGTCTTGCAAGTACAGGAATGTCAAATGCTATACCATTATGAAACACTAAAGTCTGTGAGTCTATCCACTCGTTAAAGTCTTTAGACTCATAGAATACTTGTGTATCTTCGGTGTATATGTCTTGCACTGCTACGCACCACACCTTAGTGGCTTCTATACCATCAGTTTCTATGTCGCAACTAAAAGTCTGCGTCATTATTCCATCCGCCCACATCAGGATTAACACCTTTCTCTAGCCTAGCAGTTTCAGGGTTAAAGTATGTCCAACCACCCTCTCCTGTCTGCCCTGTTCTTCTTAGCTTAGGTACTCTAATGCGTGTTGAGTTCTTAGTGTAATCATCCTCTGCTAACTTATCTCTTGAGAATAGTATGTTAGTATGACAAGCCTGTGGTATTGCACCACTACCCTTGACATCATACTCACTAATCTTGTGAGGATGTGAGCCATCGTCAGGCTTCCTTGTGTGTGTGCTTAGTATAACTGCACACTTAGTTTCTTTACATAACTTAATAAATCTGTCCATGACTTCTTCAATGTTCTCGTTACTTAGGTTTTTAATTGCAGTATGTAATGGGTCTACTAATATTATACTACAACCTAATCCCTTTACAAAGTATCTTATCTTAGAAAACATTTCCTCAAGGTCAATGCTACCACCACCATCATTGTGTAACTGTATCTTTGTGCCGAATCCTATCTCAATGGCCTTGTCCATGATGTTATCTACATTAAGCTCTGTTGGTTTAACTAGTTGTAAGTTCTCTGCTGTGTGTACACTCACAACCTTCCTGATTGTCTCATCAATGTTATCCTCTACCATGAAGCAACCTATCTTCTCCTCTGTTTCTGTAGCAAAGTGATAGATGAGTTCGTTAAGTATAGTAGTCTTACCAATACTGGTATGTGCTATGATTGATACCAGTTCTCCCTTTGCTATACCGCCCCTCATCATGTGGTTTAACTCTCCAAAAGAGTCAGGTAGTGGTACAAGTTCTGTGTTCTTGTAGTTAAGCATAGCCTCTCGCATATCCTCAACTGTAGCAACACCACTAACTGTGTAATCTTTTGCGTAGTTCCACCACTCATCTAAGAATTCTTTGCCATCACCATGCTTGAGGTAATCACTTGCATCCTTGTGCTTAGCTAGTGTTAGTATCTTACATTTATTCGGACCAAGTATAGGTGCTACTCTCTCTACTGCTTCTCGGCCTACCTCGTCATTATCAAAACATAATACTACAGTTTCAAATGAGTCAAGCCATTCCAGATTGGCCTTGATATTCGCAGTAGCGTGTACTCCATTGTTAATTGATACTGATGCCCATCGACTACCACACATCTCATAGACTGACATAGCATCCAACTCGCCCTCGCATACTGTGACATACTTACCGCCACCTTGAAACAAGTTCTGTCCAAATAACATATTCTTGTTAGTGGTATCTCCCTTGCCATAGAAAGACTTACTAGCAACTACCCTTGTTTTCATACCAACCATGTTATTCTTATGATTGTAGTATGGGTAGTGATGTTTAATCACTTTGCCTTTGCCATCCTTCTCACACTTGACCTTGTATCTCTCTAAGGTTTCGGCTCTTAGCTTTCTATCGTGTAGAGTATAGTAATCACCTCGATACTCGTGCTTCCAAGAGTCATCACTTTGCTCTGTAATCTGTATAGGTTTGTTACTGTGTTCAACAAAGCCATGCTCTCCACAAGAAAAGCAATGTGTCTGTCCATCTGAGTATACTGCTAAGTTATCTCTGCTACTGTCTTTGCCTAGCTTTGCACAACTAGGACATTGTTCTTTCCGTATTACTTTATTATTCTTTTCCACTTTTCTCCTCGTTTAAATTAAAAGGGCAACCGAAGTTGCCCCAATATTATAACCTAGATTAATTTAAAAGTACAACTAAAATTCAGATGGGTCGTATTCGTCTACTCCATCTGCCTTCTCATCCACCCTCACACGCTCTAAGTAAGTGTATCCATCGTAAGGTGCTTTGCCTTTCTTAACAAGCATAGTAACCTTATCTCCAAACAAAGACAGGTGAGTAGCATCCACCTCGGCTTTGTCTGAATTGTAAATCTTAGGCTGACCAAAGTCTACCTTACGCTTAGAAGTAATCTGAGTCTTGCCTTCATACTCCTTAGTCACTAAGCCATTCTTCTCAGCTTCCTTGATACCTGACTTATCTAAGGATACAGTAAGTGTGTACTTACTTTGTCCTTTGAATACATCGGGCTGAGTTACTTTGTTAAACACAACTTCACCAGTCAATGATATATAATCACTCATTTCTACATCTCCTTATAGTTAACATTTAATTTTACATCTAGCAGTATTCTAAGTAATACTACTAAAAGTGTAGTAGAAAAAATGGAAGTAAAAACTACTACACTCTTAGTAATACTAAGTAAGTAACATTGATTAAAAGTTATTTATTTATATAAACAATAAATTGGTTCAATGAATTTCTTTCTTAGAATGGTAGTATTGTATCATAGATTTTATACTTTGTAAAGCAATCGTACATAAAAAAAGGGGGAATCGAACCCCCCATGAGAAATTCTCCTCATGCACCATGTAGAGGGATTTGAACCCTCGTTAGGATATTCACCCTAACTCCCTTTTAAATCCTTGTGTCTTTGCACTAAGTAGCCTAACTTGTGCATCATACCAAACAAGGAGTCCTCGTCAGCCTCGCTTAAAGCTACCTTCAAGGCCTGTTCTCTCTGTTCCCTTTCAAACTCCTTAGTTTCTAGGTATTCGTCTACAAAATCCATGCTCTCGACCTCACCAGACTCGTTAACATAGCCCTTATCTTCGCACCAACTAATATATCTTTTAATTCCACTCATTTTTACTCCCTAAAATTGAGGCTCAAACTCTATGCCTCTATCCACTAAAGACTTGAAATGCTCTGCCTTACCCTTGTAAAACAGAGCATCACTAAGCCTATCCTCGAAGTCAGCATCTAAGTATAAGTTATGCAATCTCTTGTACTCGACTGCACAGTCTAATAGCTTATGCTCAACTTCCCAATTTCTACCTGTCATATCACTCATTGAGTCTATTATACATCAAATCAAACTCAACGTCTTCCCTTGATGGTGTGTTACCACCAAGATATTTCTTGAGTATCTCCTCAGTATCTTCTTCAATGAGCCTAATCTTTTCTATGCGGTCATTAATCTCTTGCCTGAGTTTCTTCTTGACTTTGTTCTTCCTTGTCAATTCTTTCTCAAGTTCTTTGAGCCACTCATTACTTTCTGTTGCACCTTTCATGTGTACTCCTTGTCTATGAAATCACCACGACTCATACCTTTGTCAGCGTATTCATCATCCTTGTAATCTTGCCATTGTCCAACCTTTGGCTCATCTTTATAGTTTGCTAATTCTTCGCATAACTTTTCTAGTTCACCATCATAAGGCTCTATTCTAACACCTCGAACAGCATCAGGAATAAGACCATCTTTTCCACCATAAGGATTATTAGACTCGTCAATAGCATCTGCCTCTGTTGGCTCATCTTCAATTATCCATATAAAATCACCATCAGCATCATACATTTTCCAATCAGAAAACATAAGACCTTCTCGTTCTTCTTTAGTTATGTGCCACCTACTCATTATTATTCTCCTTGTTATAGTTATTAAACTCAGTAGCACTTAGGTATTTAGCTAATTGCTTTTCAACTTCAGAGATGTCAGCCCAAAGACTTTTAATCTCTAGCTTGAGTGCATCATTTTCTTTCTTGAGAGTTCTATTAATTCTCAAGGCTTCATCATTAAAGTGTTTATTGTTATTTGGATTCATATTTAACCTCTCG